AGGAAGAGGAGGAGATACGGATGGGGGGGTTTCGATATTTTCTACGCAAAATTGAACCTAATTCGTGAGGGAATTATCTAAACTAAAACTAGTTTAAGTTTATGGATACAAATATTATAGTAGTTTGGCCAAGTTAAAATAAAATGAAAGGGAGGAAAAAAATACCAACAAAAATTAAGGAGCTAAAAGGTACATTAGAAAAGTCTCGGCTAGTGGGAAACGAGATGGAAACAACGGCAGTTATTTCAATGCCTGAAGCTCCTTTCTTTTTGAATCAAGAGGGTGCTGATGAATGGAATATAGTAACAAATGAACTAGCAAAGATTAAGATGTTACATTTAACAGACTTATCAATCCTGGCAGCTTATTGTAATGAGATAGGAATTTACAGAAGTATATCAGCAGAGTTAGGAGGTAACTTTACAGAGCAAACAGTTGATAAAGATGGAAGATTAAGAATGACTAAACTTAATCCTAAATATAAAGTAATGCAAAATGCTCTTCAATCAGCAATTAAATTAGCTACTCAATTTGGATTTACTCCAAGCAGTAGAGCAAGTTTATCAATGCCAGAACAAGAGGAGGAAAGAACAGATGATTTTAACTTCTTTGATTAATGGATATTAAAAGCGATAATACTTTTTACTTTGATGAGAAAGCTGCTGATAGAGTAGTGTATTTTATTGAGAATCACATTAGACATTTAAAAGGAGAGTTAGGAGGTACAAGTTTTAAGCTAGAGCCATTTCAGAAAAAGATAGTCAGAGATTTATTTGGATGGAAATATAGAACAACAGAATTAAGAAGATTTAGAACTGCTTACATTTGCTTACCAAGAAAGAACGGGAAGTCTACTCTTATATCTGCTATTGCTTTATATATGTTACTAGCAGATGGAGAACCTAGTGCAGAGTGTTATGTTGCTGCTGGAGATAGAAGTCAAGCAAATATAATATTCGAGGTTGCTTCAGGAATGGTTAGAGCTGATAAACAACTAGACAATAATTTACAAGTATTTAAAAACTCTATTATACATGAAAAAAGCAATAGTAGTTTCAAAGCTTTGAGTAGTGAAGCTTCTAGTAAGTACGGATACAATGCTTCTTTTATTTGTATGGATGAGTTCTTTGTACAAAAAGATTCTTCTTTATGGGATGCTTTAACTACAAGTGTAGGATCAAGACGGCAGCCATTAACAATAGCAATAACAACTGCTGGATATAATAGAGAATCAGTTTGTTATAAGACGGAGGATTATGGGCGTAAAGTATCAGAGGGTATTATTAAAGATGAATCATTTTATTATATTAAATATGACTGTCCAATAGATACAGACTGGACAAGTGAAGAAGCTTTGAGGTTAGCTAATCCTGGATTAGAAAGTGGAGTTGTTAAATTAGACTATCTTAAAAGAGAGCAAGAGAAAGCTATTAAGCTTCCAAGTTATGAGAATACTTTTAGGATGTTGCATCTTAATCAGTGGATGAGTTCAGCAAGTAAATGGCTATCGGATGCTCAATGGATGGAATGTAATAAAGCTCCAGTAAGATTAGAAGATTACAGAGGAATGACTGCTTATGCTGGTTTAGATTTAGCTTCAGTTAGAGATATTTCTGCATTCGTTTTAATCATTCCTGAAGATGATAGGTTTACAATAATACCTTATTTCTTTGCTCCAAAAGATACTGCATTTGTAAGAAGTCGGAGGGATCAAGTTGATTATATAGGATGGGGTAAAGAAGATTTAATAGAACTAACAGAGGGAGATGTAACGGATTACAATTACATTAAGAAACGAATTAAAGAAGTTGCTGAAATAGTAAACATTAAAGAGATAGCTTACGATAGATGGAATTCTTCGCAATTAGTAATTGATTTAGTTAATGATGGTTTACCTATGATTCCATTTGGTCAGGGTTTCGCGAGTTTATCCGCTCCCACAAAATCTTTAGAAAAATTAATATTAGGAAAGCAGTTAAATCATGGAGGTAATAAAGTTTTAAGATGGATGGCTTCTAATGTAGCGGTTAAGTCTGATCCAGCTGGTAACATTAAATTTGATAAGAGCAAAGCAACAGAGAAAATAGATGGGATGGTTTCTTTAGTTATGGCCATTGGCTCTTATATGAATGATGATACAGAAGATTCAAGCTATGATGATAGAGGGATTGTATGGATATAATTTTTTTACCAAACTTATTAACACTATTAAAAAAAATTTTTAAAAAAAATAGGAAGTAAATGCACATCGTATTTTAGTTATCTTTGTAGTGTAATTACATCTTCTTTATGGGCTTATTAGATTTTTTTCGTAGTGAAAAAAGAAACAATAATTTTTTAAGAGGCAATTTCTCACTAGGAGGAGCTGCTAATAAAACGGCAGTTACTACTGAAAGTTCAATGACATTTTCAGCAGTCTTTGCTTGTGTTAGAATAATATCAGAATCAATAGCTTCACTTCCAGTTAGAGTTTATAGATTGGAATCTGATGGAGATAAGATTCAAGAAATAACTCATCCAGTTAATAGACTTCTTACTCGTAATCCTAACGAGTTTATGACTACATACACATTCTTTGATGTGTTAATGAATAATTTATTATTAGAGGGTAACAGTTATTTTTATATAGAGAGAGATAATTCAGCAAGACCAATATCATTAATTCCTATAAAGCCTGAAGATGTAAAGGTTATAAATCATGAGGGAGATATTTATTATGATGTTAAAGATTTTGAATTAGCAATCAGGAAAGAAGATATGTTACATTTTTTCAATTTATCTTTTAATGGATATGAGGGAACAAGTGTAATTGGATCACAAAGAACAACAATAGGAACTTCAATAGCTTCAAATGATACTGCTAATAGTTATTTAGGTAATAGCTCACAAATAGGAGGTATTATTAAACATCCTGGAAAGCTATCTAAAGAAGCAGTACAAAGATTAAAAAACTCTTGGAATCAGTCAAGTGCTGGATCATTTGTTGCTGGTAAAACTGCAATACTGGAAGAGGGTATGACTTTTGAGCAATCAAAAATTAATGCTAATGATTATCAGCTTTTAGAAACTAGAAGATTCCAGATAGAAGAAATTGGACGGATTTTCAAAGTGCCATTATCTTTGATTGGTCATCTCGAGAAATCAGCTAATTACAATAGTATAGAAGCTTTGTCTATTGACTTTGTAAGATTTACTTTGCAGCCTTATTTAGTTTTAATAGAACAAGAATTAAATAGAAAATTATTTAGAGCTAATGAGTTAGATAATTACTTTGTTCGATTAGATGCTAATGGATTATTAAGAGGAGATTCTGCTGCAAGAGCTGATTATTACAGAGAGATGATTTCAATGGGAGTCTTATCTATTAATGAGGTTAGAGTAATGGAAGACTTAAATAGAATTGATGATGGAAATGTACATTATTTCCCTATGAATTTTGCACCAATAGGAACTAATACTCAATCTGATGACTAACTTTCCAACAAAAGGAGAAGATAAAAAAATCAGTTTAAGGAATTCAAACTATCCTCAATTTGATTTTAATTTTGCTTCTAACGTAAAAGAACAAACTCCAGAAATTTGGAAAGCTGGAGGAAACATAAGAGGAAATGAAGCATTTATGTTATGGAGTAGGTCGAGAGATGGTCAAGAAACTGAAGCGATTACTACATGGATTAAAGAAAGAGAGAGCTGGGCAGCTAGACATTTCCAAGATGGTAAACAATTTAAAGAAGATACAGAGCCTAATCTTTCTAATGTTGCTGGAGTTGTTGCTCAAATGAAATGGGGAGTTATAGGAAATCTAGGAGAGCAAGGAATGAAAGATGTTATTTTAGAATTAACTAAAAAACTAGAGGGAAAGAAAGAAGAAAAACAACTAAATGAAACAGTTGTTAAAGCTTTAGAAAATAAAGTTAAAGAACATAATGATGAAATAAAAGAGCTTGATTTAGATTGGAATGCTAGAGTTACATTAAAAACTTTAGAGGAGGTAATGGAAAGAGGAATAGGAGCTTATAAAACTAATCCAGGATCAGTTAGACCAAATGTATCAAGTCCAGAACAATGGGGATATGCTAGAGTTAATTCTTTTTTATTCGCATTAAAAAAAGGAAGATTTCAAGGAGGTAAACATGATACAGATTTATTACCTAACAATCATCCAGTAAAAGAAGAAATGGAAGAAAATAAAAATATTATGAAAAAACATGATTTAAGACATATCCAAAAAATAGAGGAAACAGAAGATTCAATAATTATCTATTATGGTAAATCTCAAGAAGATGTTGAAATGGTTGTTGCTATGGATGATGAAATGGATGAAGCAGAGCATTATCCAGGACATGAAGAAGATAAATCTGAAGTTAGAAAAATTACAGATAAAGAAGTTAGAACATTTAACGTATCTAATATTGAAGTAAGAAATGATGATGGAAAAAATGTTGTTGTTGGATATGGAGCAGTCTTTAATAGTGAGTCAAATGATTTAGGAGGTTTTGTTGAATATATAGCTCCTGGAGCTTTTGATGGAAGATTAGAAGATGATGTTAGATTTTTAATTAATCATGATGGACTTCCTTTAGCTAGAACAACTAATAATACTTTAAGATTATCAGTAGATGAAAAAGGTTTAAAGTATGAAGCTGATATGCCTGATACTACTTTAGCTAATGATTTAATGACTCTGTTAAAAAATGGAACAATAAGTCAATCAAGTTTTGCTTTTACTGTAGAGGATGATTCTTGGAGGAATGAAGATGGTAAGAACATCAGAACAATAAACAAAGTATCTAGATTATATGATGTTAGTTCTGTTACTTATCCAGCATATAACGAAGCTGGATCATTTGCTTTACGTTCATTAGAGAATTGGCAAAAAGAACAAGAAGAAATAAAACTAAATGAGAATTTAGAGAAAGAATTAAAAGAGGTACAAAAAGAAGAAATAGATTTAATAAGTCGCAGCCTCAGAGAAATGCGATTGAAAGTCTTAAAAATTAAATAATTTTTTAATATGAAAAATAGTAAATCTTTATTAGAAGAAAGAGCTATCAATGTTGAGAAGATGGAAGCTTTAGTTGACTTGTGCAAAGTTGAGGAAAGAGATATGACATCTGAAGAGCAAACTAGCTTTGATTCTTTAAATGAAAAAGTTGAGTCATTAAGTGCAATGGCTGAAAGAAGTCTAAAGTTTGAAAACTTACAAGCTTCTAAAGTAAAAAAGAATGCTCCAGTATCTGAAGAGGTAAGAGCTTCTAAAAATTGGTCTTTATTTAAGGCAGTAAATGAAATCCGTAACGGAGGTAAATTAACTGGTTTAGAAGCAGAAATGCACCAAGAAGCAGAAAAAGAGGGTCGTAAAGCTATCGATGGTATTGGTATTCCAACAATGCTACAAGAAAAAAGAGCTATTGACCAAACAAACTCTGCTATTGCTCCAACGGCAGTAGGTGCTTTTGTTGATTCTTTGCAAGAAGCTGGATTATATTCTAAAGTAGGTATTACTGATTTAGGTACGGTTGCTGCTGATACTGTTCTTCCTATTGCTGGAGGTTCTACGGTAGGTTGGAATACAGAAGTAGGAACTGCTGCTGATGGTGGTGCTAACTTTGGTAAATTAACTTTATCTCCTAACAGAGTAACTGGTTATGCTAATCTATCTAATCAGATTCTAGCTCAAAATGGACCACAGGCTGAAGCTGCAGTAATGAATGACATGGCTCGTAACATGGCAGTTCAAATTGATGCTGCAATGTTTGGCTCTGCTAACGTAACTAATGCTCCAAAAACAATATCTAATAGACAAGGAGTTCTTACTTTTACTGAATCAGCTACTTTTGATGTTGCTTCTGATATGTTAGAAGCTATTCAAACTATTGCAAATAGTCATGGTTTAGATGGTAATTTAGCTTTCGTTAATAGCTGGGAGTTATATTCTGCTATAAAAGGTGCTGCTCAAGTAGCTTCTGTTTATCCTCTTTATGTAGATGATAAATTGGCTGGTTATAATGGCTACTTCTCTTCTGCTCCAGCTTCTGTTGCTGGAACTTCTGGAGATGGTATATTTGGAGATTTCTCAAGAGTATTTATGGCTCAATTCGGTCCAATGAGTATTCAAGTTGATCCTTATACAAGAGCAATCGAGGGAGAAGTAAGACTAATCTTAAATAACTATTTAGATTTCGATGTTGCTTCAGGTGCTTCTTTTGTGAAGTATACTACTTTAAGTGCATAATTTTAATTGGAGGGTGCTTAATTGCACTCTCCTTTTTTTACTTTTTTATATATGTTAAATTATAATTATTTCAGTATTGATGGATATGTAAATTATGGAAAGTTAGTTTTAAAAACTGCTCCAACTGATACTGCTATTACATTAGCTGAAGCTAAACAACATTTAAGAGTTGATTCTGATTATGATGATGACAATGATTATATAACTGCATTAATAGGAGTTGCTA